TTTCTGCCGCGGTTGCTTCCTTCACCGGATCCAGCATACCAGGCGCCGGCCCGTTCCACTGGGCGCGGCAATACGCTTTCTTAATTGCCGGATCTAAAAAGAATCCCGGCGCCTTAATTCTTCCGTTTGCGATCGCTTCCGTCAGAAATATTTCATAAAGCGGTTGACAGAAATCAGCGGCCAGCCATTTTCTTTTCATTCTGAAAGCCTTCCACGCTTCCAGAAGGGCGGCGCGTGACGCCGAATAACTGGAATTGAACGATTTTATCAGTAATTCGACCGGTATTTCCAGCGCGGCGCCGACATACTTTGCAAGCGCTGTTGTGAAGGCGTCAAAATTGCTAGAAGGCCGCTTCGCGTCTGCAATATCAATCTTTTCCCCAGGCTTTAAGACATTAACCATTCCAGGGCCTAATTCATAATTAAGATCATCGTCAGAAACGCGGTCTTCGTCGTCCAGAACCCCGGTAAAGCCCATTTCTCCGGTGTTTCCTTCGGAAGTGATAAATACAGTGAAAAAACCATTGATAACGGCCGCCATCATTTCGGCTTCACTGTATCTTGTAAGCTGTTTTAATGATTCAATCACCGGCGCCAGATACGGAACCCCTCTGTATTGTTCCGCGCGTTCCGCTTCAAAAATCATTAAAACGTTCGGCGTTCCCGTCTTATCCCCGAAGGCTTTCACCCTCTGCCACTTTTTCGCCGCCCGAAGCTGGCTGTTCGGATATGTAGAACAAATATGATACGCGACCACGCGCCCGGCGTCCGTCACTTCAACGCCGTTAAATATCCGGTTCCCCGTCGTGCTTTCCGTCGCGTACAGATTGACCGCCGTTCCGCTTGTGTGCGGCGTTGATACACGGTCAGCTTCTATCAGGTGGACGCGCAAGCCATAAGGGAACGCCGGCGTCGGCCGTTCATACTCCACAAGGGCGCAAGCGTCGCCGTTCATCAGCCAGGACAGACACGCGACTTGCTGGATCTCATAAAAATTATTAACCCGTGTTGAATCACAAAATTTTGAATCCGCCCATAACTCAAATTCGCGTTCCGTGTTGCGTTGCCACTCTGCCGCCACTTCCGGCGTCATTCTCAGGAAGGCCGCGTCGATTGTGCTTTTCAGCCGCAACCCTTCACCGACAATATTTGTTCGATTCGTCTTTATTGCCGATACTGCAAGCGGCGCCGACATATAAAGGCTTCTGGATCTCTGCCGAAGGATCGGAATGTTCCGGTCTATGTCTTCTTGTGGGGATTTACTCGACGCAAGCCAGCCGCGCATGGAATTTTTATTCCTGGACGCGCCGCTTTCATCATACCCGGAATTTTTAAATGACCGGATCAGTTCCAGCTTGATTCGGTCATTTTGGCGCCGCAAGGCGGCCGAAGGATTGACGGCTTCGACAAACTTGTCTATGATATTCAATTTTCTTCACCGCCTTTCTAAATGTCACGCGGAAGAAATCACGCCGCCTTGTTTTTTCCGCCGGTACTTTCCAGCGCTTCGATCTGCCCTTCCAGTTCCTTAATTGCCGCCCGAATGGTAGACAAATCGGCCCGTTTCAGGCTCTTTGTTCCGATCGTGTATTCCTGATTCAGAAGGACGGCTTCTTCGGCTTCATAATACATTTCAAGCCGCTTTTTATATCTTTCCAGGCGTTCTTTCTGCAATTTTCCCATATTATCACCGCCTTATAGTTGAACTCCGCGGCTTACTGCCCCGGTTTTTCTTTTCTTCCCGGTCTTCGCCGGCGTTCTTTTCATGTAATTTATCCCGGCTTTTACCTTCTTTTCCAGGATTTCAAAGTTCGGACGAAGGATTTCCGCCGCGGCCGTCGAATAATTCCGAAGATCCAGCGGTTCGTTTCTGGTTCCAGCCTTCTTTTTCCACTTAATCACGGGCCGCCCGTCCTTCAATTCAACGACACGCTGTTCGCTGTTTAGCCCCTTGATATAAGTTTCGTTATATCCCAATTCGGAATTGCTCGGAAAGTGGCAATATCCAGGGCCTTCTTCTTCGATTTTTAACCGCGTCATAAGAATTTCTTTTCCTGAATCCACGCCCAGGATAAAGATTTTCACTTTGTATTCATTATTCTTTGAAACTTTATGTATTAAAGGAATCCCAGGGCCGCCCATTCCCTTTATACCGTAAATTTTTTTATTCTTCGCTTCCATTTTTTTCAGCCACTTATAACATTCCGTCGTATAGTGGCCGCCGGTATCTATGCAAGTACAAGCAATCAGAAGGCCGGAACCGGAAGCAAAGTATAATTCCCGGTCAAGGTATTCTTCTAGTTTGTCCCAGGTTTCGTCTTTTTCCATATCGCCGAAAATTTTATCATACCGGACGCCCCACGATTCATAACCGCGGCCCCAGCCGGTTATTTCTATCTCGAAGCGATCGTCCTGAACGTCAACGCCGGCCGTCAGAAGAAGAACGCCGTCGGGGATCTCCGCTTCGTATTTTTCGCGGCGGCCTATCAATGAATCATCGTCCGCGCTGGCTCCGCGTTCTTCCCATGTTTCGCCAAGCGTGGTATTGATCCACGTTTTCATTTTGTTAATATCGCCGTTTACCTTTAGTTCATGCTGGGCTTCCTTAAATTCCCGGATAATTTCTTCCCAGTGTTTCCAGGGCGACGCTAATTCGTTCAGGTGAAAAGAACGCTTCCGGCGGCGCTCCGGGAATTTTGCGATATATTTCCCGGTCTGCTGTTTCCAGTCAATTTCCGGGATATGTTCGCCGCAAAATTTACATTCCATTGTCACGTCTGAAAAGTGGATCCGCGGCCATTCATACGGTTGATACTTTCCGCATACCGGACAAGGAACACACCATTCTTCTTGTGAACCTGATTCAAATTCTTTTTCAACCTGGCTTATTCCTTTGATCGTCGGCGTCGATACTTTTATCTTCTTCCGGTTCCAGAAGGCCGTTGTCCTCTTTTCAACAAGTTTTATCGGGTTTCCTTCGCTTCCGGCGCTGGCCGGATAGCGGTCTATTTCGTCCATAAGCACGATTCGGACGGGCCTTGACGCAAGGCTTGACGGCGAATTTGCGCCGGCAAGCGTTATATGACCGCCAGGAAATGTCTTGTGAAGAATCGTGTTCCCGGAAGTGCGCGACTTTACGTCCCGGACTTTCCCGTTCAATGACGGCGTGTCGCGGATCATCGGCGACAACCTATCTTTTGAAAAATCTTCCGCCATCGGCTTAACCGTCGGTTGAACAACTAACATCGGCGCCGGATCATAGGCTATAAAATAACCGATGATATTCAATATAAGTTCGGTTTTTCCCACCTGGGCCGAAGACATTATCACGATTTCTTCGCATTCTGGATCGTTTATCGCGTCCATGATTTCGCGTTGATACGGCGCCCGGTCAGTGTTCCATTGTCCCGGTTCCGCCGAAGATTCAGCGGACAATTTTCGATAACGATCCGCCCATTGACTAACCGTCAGAATCGGCGGCGGCGCAACTACTTTTGCAATATCCCGGAATAGCTTGATTGTTTTGTAGTCTATCCCTAAATCTTTATGACGCTTTTTTACGACGACGGTATCAGGGGAAACAAGTGGTGATTCTTCCACCGTAATTTTTTTATTCCTCATAGTCTTCTTCCCCTTCGACGTATTCGTCGGAATAGAACGCCTTCGGATCATAGTCCTTCAACTCATTCAGCGCTTCGACGACTTCGTTTGTCAGCCGGTCTTTGATATAGCCGGCGTCGCGGTCTTCCAGAATCGGCGCCACCTTCGACGGGATATTCATAACCCTTGTTTTGAAGGCGGCCAGCATATCGGACATAACCTTTTCGACGTCTTCCGCCTTGTGAAGTTCCCCCCTCATGGTTTGAAGTTTCAGTTCTGAAATGTGGCGCTTCACTCTTTCGTGAAGGGCCTTTTCTTCGTCAATGTCGATTTCTCCGTCTGGCCCGTCGATTGTCGCGCCTTCGGCGGCCAGCTTCAAAGACAGTATGTAATTTTTTAGTGATTCAACAAGGTTATAGCGGCCCTTTGCGGCCCGAACGATGATTCCTTCTTCCGCCATCTGGCGGACGCGGCGATCTGTCACGCCGAAGATTCCCCCTAGGACGGCGGCCGAAACAGTAAGGCTGTCAATGTCAGTAACCTTCGTTGAATCCGCGTCAGCCTTCGCCATGCTCTCACTTCCTTTCTGGCCGGAAAAGCGGAAACGGCAACTTTTGTATTTTTTTCTTTGTAGCTAGACAGATTTTGGGCTTCGCTTACCCGCAAGCCTTGTCAGGGCGCCGGAAGAACCTATCCGCC